CCGAAGAGTGGGTGCTATACAATCAGGGCTACCCACGATCCACGGAGTTACCTGTAGATAGGGAATTTCCACACACCATGTCTCGCTACCTTTAACAGAAACAATCCACTGAGGTACGTCCCCATACGAAGGATTCGCAGTTACAGGAACTTGAGCAGGGAAAAGAGTAAGCTTGACACGACCGGAAATCATCGGGCTGGTAAAGAACTTAATCATTATCCTCTGACCACCTCGCCAATATTTAAACATGGGCAAGAGATAATCAGTGAACGTGCCCCTATGATAAGGGGTAATGGGAACATCAATTGGGTCAACATTGGGCAAGGTAAGAACACCTACTAATGTGGGCCGTCGCATTATGTCCAGCAAATCGTCAACGTTTCTAAGTTCCGGGAGAGCGACATAAGCAGGTGCGCTATTGTCGCCCAATTTTGACAACAAAGTTTTACTACCGTTAGGCGAACTGAGGTCTGGAGCGACCATGGCCCTAACGGGTGTGGGTAGCGGTTCCTGTGAGATCAAGGGCAAAGGTGACTCAGGTCCGGGCTGTCCAGAGACCAGATCATAAATATATTTACCAGAGGTTGCCACCATGGCACCACCAGCCACTCCATTCCTGAGAACACCGAGATGGCGCGCTGTTTCAGCGGCACTGTTGGCAATGGTATCCCAAAAACCCCACCTGTTAGGTGCTGCGGACTGAAAAGTGGCACCATTAGTCAGGTAACCAGCTGTTTCAACGTCTACCATGGATCCAAACACCTGTATGTCTACAGATGACGAGGTACCCACAGTGGTGGTCCCAATGGCTAGTGTCTTAACATCCACTCGCCAACTAGGCTGTAAAGTAATACCTATTGCAGTATCAATGAACAGTTTGGGGCTAAGATAAGGGAGAACCAGTTCATAAGCTTCTTGCGAAGAGACGTCTAACAACACTTGATCAGCTTGGGACAATTGAGAAACGCTTGAAGTTCCAATGGTGTCAGAAGGGAGAACATAGGGTAACCTCGAAATCGAAATGACCCCATATTGGGTTGGAGTAGAGACAAGGACGAATCTAAGTTTAAATCCGGATCTTACGAAACGGAAATTTGCAAGATAGTTGGCTATCGTAGGTACAGCAAGCAAAAGATCCAAAGGCCTAAAACTAGTAGTAGTAACTGTAGATGTTGAAATATTGGCCAGTAGGTATTCTCTCTCCAATAAATGCTTGGGTGTCTTGTCGGGATAAGGGTCGGAAAGCGGTAGTAATTGGCTTGTTGTTTCAGATCCGACTTTCTCATCCAAATTAAATTGTGTTAATTCTGTAGTAGTAGAAGCACGCTAAGTGGTCACTATAGCACAACTCAATTAGCGTCAGTGAGTTGCACAGTAGGCTCCACATCCCCTAACGGAGGTGGAGTGTGTCCAAATGGTGCGGTGAGATAGGCATTATACCTGCCACCATCCGGGGTTTGATATCGCAATTGACCTTTGCGGGTTTATATAGCGCTATCCACGCTGGGTTTTGTTTAAAGCAAACAGGCCTTTTTACAGGCCACTGGAGTACCCTGATTAGAGTAATCCGTCTTGTACCAGTTGTCAACCGTTCGCTGTAGGGCTTCCTTATACCTGGGGACATAGGGCATCTTAATACCTCTTGCTCCATAGGCTTTTATAGTAGTCTGCCATAAGTTATTGTAATAATCTGCACCGTGCAACACAGCTTCTCTAAAAGCCTGATCTGTCCGTATAGCCACAACTTCATCCTTGGAAAGCCCAGGGACATCAATGTAGTAGGCTAATAGATCGTGGATAGCGGTTTTCCTAAGCGGGCCAAACATGAAATATTGGCGACCTACTTTGGTTTTCTTGAAGGATCTGCCTAAAAAGTTGACATCTATGGCTCTGTAGTAATCTTGTACGTCTTTATCTTTATCGGCCATAGTATAGGTGATACCTATTGATGCAGCATAAGCTTGCACAGTGCGCATAGTGTAATTCGGGAAGGAAGGATGTACACTTCCTGTACTGTCGTCGCCGACAATTTTAATAGAAACAGCTTTCGAAAAGTTTTCTTCGGGATAGACTTCCTCAAATGCACGCTTATGCATCCACCAGGTGCAATAACTATTGTACGTGGTAGTAAGCAAGTGACCAGACGAGTGGCCTTTCATAGCGAAATAGGTCACTTTGTCTCTGACGAAGTAGTAACCATTCAAGCCAGCCAAACCGTTCTCCAGAATGGTGGACTCTTGTGTCGTTAAGGTGTAATAACTGCCAACGTGCACAACAAAGTCATCCCTCATCTCAGAATTGGTAGTAGCTTCCTGTCTCTTGATATCGCCGGCCAAACTTGTGTTATACCCATGTTGGCAGGTGGCATCCCAAACAGTGGACCAATCATTGCTAACCGGATTGAGCCCCAAAGCGGGTACTACCAGTGAAGGGTGACGTATCAATAGGTTCAAATACCGACCTGTTATCATCCTAAGAAAAATATTGTATGCGAAATCATGACCGTTGATCAGTCGACAAATCTCATCTTCAACTTTCTTCTTCTCTAACAATTCATCCTTGGCAAACTGTGCACAGACGGGTAGAATCTGTTGTGTTTTGGCTAAATCGTAGTAATCTAAAACCCTAAGTTTCAATTTAGGATGGTAAGTTTTCTTATCAAAATCAACCAAATCTTTCTTTGCTTCTTCAAAGAAGTGACCCACAAACTTGCTGGACGATGCCATAGAGTCTAAACCCAACTCAGGGTCCCCAAAGAGGGCTTGCTCGAACGTGAGGAAACCAACAAAATTGTCATCTATAGGGCAGAATCCGTAAGACCAAGAGGGTTTCTTCGGATAAGAAGGGGGTTGGAATGATTCACCGAAGTTAAAAGTGGATTCAAGTCTGTTTTTCTGTGCTTTATGGGTAAGCACTGGTTTAAACTTGATCTCGTCCTCAGGAAACTCTTGCAGGAGCTCTGGACTTAGCACTTTAAATTTCGAAAACGGTGGTGATGCAAAAGTTTTGCCTTCAAAGCTTCCCACAACTTTAGCTCCGTTGATATGGTTAACGGGTTTATCTAAAGGTGACAACCTTTCTTCGAAACCAGGTACATAGCATTGGGCTTGTGCCGTGTCGCTAAAGAGGTTATCGCTACGGAGGATGGGGACGACAAAAGCATCATCTCCACATCTGGCTCCATGCAGCCCTAGCAATGGGAAATTGGTTCCTCCTATTGCCATATAAGGGAAACCGCAATCACCAGGTTCTCCTTTGGCATCATAAGCGATGTAAAAAGAGAGCAAAGAGTCTTCGTACACAGAATTCTCTGATCTGAGCACAATCCTCTTGGAACTATGTCTCAAAAGCATGCATTTAAACGGACCTTCAGATACCTGCATGTTCTTTCCATTCACCACACCTTGAATGCTGCGGTAAACGTTGAAAGCGACTTCGGGCAAGTCGGCATCTTGTCCAACGAGAGACCATAAGTCTCTCATACCGGGAAGGTATTGCTTCTTAAGGAGTATGCGACCCATGTCCCTGTCCTCACTAGGACGAGAGATAGAGAACATGTCCGGCGTTAGCGTAAGACAAGTTTTGACCCCAGTGCTCGGATGGTCAGGGAAAAAAGCAATGTCTACCACTTCAGCTTCATCAGCGAAAGCAGCATAGACATGCCAATTGAAAAACACTTGTCTAGAGTCCATAAAAAGACACTGCGCGTAACTTTCCAGACCATTTAAGAACCTTATACGGATAACCCAACCATTTTTGGCAACACTCAATGTTCTATTGTGTTTGTCCAAACCTTGAAAGTGCGGGTCTCTGACCCTACCACGGTAGTCTCTTTCGAACCAACCCGTGGAGTAATCGGTGTTCTCTTTTTGCATACGGTTGTATTTCTTATGCCTACTGAAGGTTCCACGCGACTCATCGCGATAAGCGTTACCACCATCAAGGTTCTTGTCTTTAGACATAAACCATGCTGGGACATCTTTCTCAAAGAATTGGGACACCACTAACCCA